GGCCTACAAGGCCAGACGGACCTGTTACACCTGTCGGACCTGTAGCCCCTGTGGCACCTGTAGGCCCTGTAGCGCCCTGTGGTCCTGTAGCGCCAGTCGGGCCAGCCTGAAGGCCAGCAACCGCCCCTGTGGTTGTCCGCACAGACGTTCCGGCCTGTACAATCTCAAGTTCCTCAGAACCATCCAAGGCAATGGCAACAGGAAGATTCGGGATTTGGATGTTCGCCATTAGAGCGGTCCTGTCTTCGGAATTTCAGTGAAGTTATACGGCAAGGCGGGGTTGTTGACAACATATCCGCCAGATGAATAGGCGCTTGCAAAGACAGAACTTTGCAAATCAATTTCGGTCAGACTGACAACCGTGATGGTCCAGTTGCCATTCGCTTCTGTAGTACCGACAACATCCCGAATTGTTACTTGCTGGCCGGTAATCATGCCGCTCGTTGTATTGAGTGTCAGGCGAATCAGACCAGAACCATTGTCAACTGCGCTAGAAATCAGCCTGTATGTAACAGCGTTCGGGTCAGTACCGGGCAACTGATTCGTGCCATATGGCGGTTCACCAGTCTCCTGAGTGACGCGGAAGTCATCGTTCTCAGTGATACGGAGCGTATTGCCCGGAATCGGAATGCCGGTAGTGGGGTCAACCGTGTTCTGCCCAGAGGTCGCGCGATAATCAGTTTCCGCCAACGGGTAATTGGGAACGCGCGGATTCATGATCGGCATCGGATCGGCAGGAAGAACAATTGCGCGCAACTGGTTCTGCGGTATGTCATTGCACCGCCTGCACACAAGCTGCCTCAGATTGACAAGTTTGTTGCCAGCCCACTGGAACTGCCAGCGCAGTTCAGAGTGATTGTACTGGAAGCCACAATTATCGCATATGGCGAATGCTTCCGGGTTTCTTGTGCTGACCTTTGCTCTGCCGTGAGGGCGCATTCTGGCCTCACCTGAAATATGGAGCGATCATAGGCGAGATGTAGACGCTGACGTTTTCTGTGTCCTGATTGGCGGCAATCATGTACGATTCATCCGCATCCTGCTTCAACTGCGCTGACAACTGAGGCTGCCAAATGCGCGAGAGGTAGTAAGCAAGTCCATTGGAAAACGCATCAAGCCAGCGATATGGAACGTCAATAGTTTCGCCGCCCGGAAGATTGGCATCCTCAATCTGCGTGACGCGATAGTAGGTAATCGTTGTCGGGTTTCCAGAGCCATCAGGAAGCGGCCAAATGGTGACTGTCGGATTGATAAGGCGGTCAAACCAGAACACAGTAGGGAAACCCTGCTGTTCCTTATTGGGGTAGCTGGCATACTCAGAGCGGCTGATCGGCATCATGATACGGTCTGTATTTGTCGTGCCGGAAGGCGTCCGAGCATACATATCCAGAATCATCACGGTATCAGACGGAACCGAGTATGTTGACTGCCCCTCAATCAGAGTGATGGTTTCAGTGTCAACCTTCCACAGATTGACACCCATGTTGCTCCACCGGGAAAGCATCATATTCATCGCCTGACGGGCGCTGTTCATATGCTCTTGCGCGATGGAGGTGGAACGCACCTGACAAAGATTGAAAGCATACAGAACAACCTCCCCAATGGAGGGATTGTAATCGTATGTTCCGCTCGTTGTCATTTTTTCCTACCTACTAGCCGATACCAGCCTGACAGATCGTCGCAACAACAGAACCAGTGCCAGAGGCAATGGTCAGGCGGATACCGCGACACGGAACAGTCAGAAGACCGTTCTTGCTTGCAGAAGCGCCCGTAAGATCAGCAGTTGCACCAGTCCATGTGGCAGTTGACGCGCTGAAGCTGTCGGAGGTGATGTCATCCAGCGTGTATTCAACGGTATATGTGGCCGTGCCAGTAAGCACCGCCTGAATACCGACGTTTACGGGAGTCTTGAAGTAATCAACAGCATAGATGTTGCTGGAGCCTGTTCCCGTCTTTGAGATTGTGTTAACGGCCATTTTTCCCGCCTATTTTCCCTTGCTGCGCGCCACTGCGATATTGTCTACCGCATTTGGATACGGGCGTCCAGCAGCACGCGCTTTTGCTTTAGCCTGCTTAATCTGATGAGCCTTCATCGGCTTGGACTTGTGATCCGCCGGAAGCTTCTTTTCCCAAATTGGCTTCATGGACATTTCCACTTCCTCAATGCAAGAGCCTTGCGAGTCGGCTCACCCTTTTCATCTTTCATTGGACCGGGCATACCGCTCATCCTAGCGCAAAAGCTTTTCTTGCGCGGGCCACCTTCAGGCTGCGGGCGCTTGATGTCATGCCCCTGAGCGCGAAGCGAAGCGCGGCCCTTTTCGTTCAATCCGCCAGAAGGGTTCTTGCCTTCTTTGCGCTGCCATGCAGGCGACTTGGCCATTGCCTTCTCCTAATGAAAAGGGACGGGATGCAAATTCACCCCGTCCCAAACCCCCAACCACAGGGGGACTTCCACGCGACAAGCCGGGGAGGACGATTATCGCGCAGAACTATTAGCCACGCGGCTTCTGGCCTTCGCCCTGAGCAGCGGTCCAATCGGCGCAGCAAATACCGCCGGACTTACGGGCCTTGCGGTCAGCGCGCATACCCGAAGCCTTGTGGCCAGCCATCTTGCCCATGTCCTTCATGGCCTTGCCGCCACGCTTGCGCGTCTTGCGGGCTTCTTCAACCACATCCTTGTTGCCCGAAACCAGTTCCGGGCTGATCTTCTTGGGCGTTACACCCTTCATCTTTTCCATGTCATCTGCTCCTTACAGATTAAGCGGTTGCATCGCGGTTCTGGAGGTAGGTGACAACAATGTTGCCCACGCCAGAGCCAGTGTTGGTGGAAGTAACCGCAATCTTGCGGTCAGTCGTGCCAACATCAATCCAGTTGCCGTTGCGCGTTGCATCGGTGCCGGGAGAAGCCGTCAGCGGGCCAATAGCAACACCAGGAACGTGGCAGATGCAGTCGTGCCAACTCCAAAGGTTGTCGCCGCGCCCGTGAGAGCAGTGGTAACAAAAACCTTGATGTCAACAATCTGACTGTTTGCGGGGATCACGATGTCGGTAGCGCCGCTGGCCTGAGTAAAGGCCGAAGACTGCGCCATGAGTACCCAACCCGTGTTTTTCACATTCGTACCCAGCGTGGAACCGCTGGTGTTCGGAATGGGACCAGCCTTTACGGGGCCGGTAAACGTGGTTGTTCCCAAAGGAACCTCCTTGCACTTGCGCTGTACCGTCTGTGCAGAGTCCGCTGGATCGGTCGGTACAACAAGTTAATCCAGATGGAAATGGCGGGGCTTTTGACCCCGCCACTCAAGTTAGGTCGGGAGCGAACCCCAGATGGACCTCCAGTTATAATACCCAAACGAGTACCGCTCGTACCCCTTGACCAACAGATTGTCAGTCACGAAGTCAACCTGCATATCCGTCTCAAACTTGACGCGCTCCATGTAGGAGAGGCCGTCAATGTTTGTGAGAAGGAACCAAGCTGTTGACGATGTGAGGTAGTCGTTGGTCATGTAGCCTTCCGGCAGACCGCCAGAAGTGCTGATGATCGCGTTCACATCGTTGTCCGCTGTACCCGGACGCAGTTCCGACTTGATGAGGCGGATTGCAACGGGTTCAAGCTGCGGGGGAACCAGCAGCTTACGGGCGCGGGCGAACACCTTCAGACCGGCCTGATCCTTGAAGTTCGTACGAATGGCAATCATGCCAGCCAGCAGCGAAGCTTCATTCAGTTCCAGATCGGTAGCAGGACGGTTAGCAACCGTGCCGCCATCAATCGGATGGTCTGTTGCGACAAGAGCCTTACCGTCACCGCCGATTGACGCATTGTACGTCGTGGAGGTGTTGATAATGTTCGCGCCGTAGATTTCCTTGGTCTGCTGGAAGGACTCCATCAGGCCGAGGTTAGACGGCTGGAACTGGGTCTTGTACAGGTTATCGTCAATCGCCTTGCGGGTGATTGCGTAGCCCAGAGCGATTTCCGTATGCTCTTGGTTGTAGACATAACGCTCACCAGCAGCGTTATCAAAGGCGGTCTGGCCACCTTCGGTCTTAAGCTGCGCGAGGCCGAGGTAACGCATTTCGGCGGTACGCTCCAGAGCCATGCGCGACTCATGCTTGGTGAAGATTTTGTCGTACTGAGACGGAATCTGCTCGTACTTGCCTTCAATGCCACGGAGTCCGGGCAGGAGAAGGTCTTTGATGGCAGAAAGATTAACAGCCATTGATCCTTACTCCTCTTAGATGCCTGTCGGACCAGCGCCGTTGTTACGGCTGGTGACATTGTTGAAGCCGACAATGATCTGGTTGTACGCAGATGTAATGTCGGTCCCGTTCGCACCGGGAGGGCTTTCAACGAAGCCAATGATGCGGAAGGGAAGGGTGGCGGTTACGGCGGGGCTTTCCACATAAGCACCAGAGATGCCAGTGGACGAGTTGCCCGTGCCGAGGTTGAACTGAACGTACAAACCCATATCCGCGAGGCCAATGGCAGTGCCGCCAGCCTGAACGATGAACTGAGCGTTCGGATCGTCAACGATATAAGCTTCAACGTCAGCCGAAGCGTCAGAACCCGGCCAATAGTTGGACCAGACAGTACGCTTCTGCGAGGTGGACAGATACTTGCATCCAACAAAGACGCCAGCAATCTGAGCAGTGCCAGCCGTTGCACGGGTAATGTAACCAGTGTTCAGGTTGGATACGGGATCGCCAAAGTAAACGGCGGTGGTGTTGTCCGACTTAATGAGACGAACGGACTGTTCGTAAGTCGGCGCAGAACCAAGGCCGCGATACTGGCGAAAGCCGAAGGGGGCATTTGTGTTAGCCATCCCGGTTTCTCCTAGAGGGCAGTCGTATCAAAAGCACCGAGCCTATCAACGACCAGATACAGGTTCACTTCCACACCGGGGGAAGATGGTTAACTTATATCAGTAAATATAAACTTTGCAATAGACAAAAATAAACACCGCCTCAAGTTAATGAAGCGGTGTTCAGCCTCTCACGTTAACATCACTCGTCGCTGATCGGCATCGCCTCAAAGGACTTCTTGATGCTCGGCTTAACGCGCGGGTCATCACGATCAAATGTGCCGTCCGGTGCCTGATTAAGCTGGGCTTCCTTTGCCTTAACTTGCAGGCGGGCATTACGCAGATTGGCTTTGTGCGCTTCATCCGTAAGAACTTTGGGGCGCTCCATGAGAATCATCCCATCGCGCTCAATAGTCTGCCAGTTGCCGCGCGGCATCATCTGAGGGTGGCGCGTAGCGGGAACAGGCTCCCAACCCTGACGCGACAACTCAACTTCGTGAGCAGGGTCTTCCTTGCCCCAAATGGTCTTGCGCTTCCATTCATAGGACCAGCCATCAGGGATGATGTGCGGATCAACGTAAAAACGATCTGCACCATCGCTCACATCTCCCTTGAGATGCTGGCGAATCTCAGCCGCCCTGCGTTCGGCACGGGCGCGAGGGTCTTCCTCACGCTGAGATGCCCGCATTTCCTCGCGGCCTTCAGAAATAGGCTCCGGGCGAATGTCTTCAGCGATTTTCCGGGGCCTGCCCGGACCCTTCTTGACGATTTCAGGCGTGTTTTCTTCGCTCATCACTGCAATTTCCCTTCTTTCTTCAGGGCAACCTTGTTTTTCGCGTATTCTTCCGGCGTCATGCCCATGATGGACGCCATTTCACGCTCCGCAGAGGACAAAGTGACCGTATTCCTGCCGCCAGAGCCATTGGAGGCAGCCCGCGATGACGGAGCAGCAGGCGGAGGAGCCTTTGGAGCAGACGGTTTTGCCGCCATAGAGGTCGGTTCCTCAATTTCCTGCTTGGAAACCGCCGTCTGAGGTTTGCGGAAGCCCATCTGGCGCTCAATCTGCTCAAAATACGCATCGGTATCAGCAACATAGCCGTCAGCAATAGCGATGTTGTGAGCGCCGACCATCTTCATGTACAGCTTCTGGTCCCTGACGCACTCAGGATGCGCCCTGACCCACGCTGCGGAGCGCGGAGATAGCTGGGAAGCCACCATTTCAACAGGATCAGTAGGCGCTTCCTGCTGTTTGGGAGGCGGATTTGCAATCCGCTGCTCAAGTGCAGCCTTGCCGTTCTCCAACTGAAGCAATTTGGCGGCATTGAGAGACATTTGCGACTGGATTTCAGCCGCATGTTCAAAGTTCCCAGCCGCCATAGCCGCCGCATAGTCGCGCTTCATCATCTGCGAACTGCGGTTCACACTGTCAATCGCGCTTGCGATAAGCTGCAAGTTGCTGTCCTGAACTTCCTGAGAAGCCTTGGATGCAGTGCTTTCCGCCATCTTTGCGCGGCGCTCTGCCTCTGACCGGGCCTGACGCTCCATCTCAAGCTGATGCCTGAGTGCCTCAATGCCAACATCAGGAGAAATCTCGTCAGAAGCTTCCTGCTCAGGCTCTGGCGCAGCCTCTGGCGCTTCCTTTACGACGATTTCTTCTTCTTTGGTCTGTGATTCGTTTTCCGACATTTAATTCTCCTTCACCAAACGTCATCGGGTGCTGGACTGCGACCGCGAATATCCGTGTCATCCAAGATGCGGCAAAGCTGGCCGTGAACAGTGATTAACCACCCGTCACTGGGACGGAAAAATATCCAATCACCAATGTCCAAGTTAACGCCCTTGAACCACCTACCACTTTCATCAATAAAGGCATCAGCGCCCTTCTTGATGATAAGCCCAACCTTTCCCTGATGCCTGTCCTCCTCCCTCACCTGTGAAGGGAGAAAAATGCCGCTTTTCATCTGCTCAGGGCGGATATAAATGGCGACAAGAACCTGATTGTGAAAAATTTCAATTTTGCTGATGTCGCCCATTTCCCTGCGGATATTCTCGGCAGGATCGGTTTTATGTTCCATACGCATGTATGGCATTATTCTTTCCCCTGTTTGTCTTTGTTGATTTCGCTGGTCACTTCGCTGATTAGGTCATGAGCGATGTTAAGACCGCGAATGATGCCAACCTTGTATTTGTAACTGGCAAAATCTTCTACCGCCCCAAAGACAAGGGACTCAGTTTCAAGATCAGCCGCCTCTTGGAGACGCTTTGCAAATCTGCCTTGCCAGAACGTGTCATAGGTTTGCGCCATAAATTATATGTAAACAAACAGAACAACACATTCCATTTACATATATAGGAATGTAAAAATTCATTCACGGAAACATGGCGTTAACAAAGCCCTTGACATTAACACCAAATATGGTATTATGTGTTTGTTAGGTCGGAATGGTCCGACCCCAAATGAGAGGTAAATATGAAAGACTATCTTGCATGGGTTAATATTGGCACTGGCTGTAGCTGGAGCCGCTACCCCACAAAAAGCGGTGCCATAGAAGTGGCCGTAAATCTTCTGCGTGACTGGGCAAAGCTGTACGATGTCTGGGACAAGGAAGTGACCGTAAATGTCATAGAGGTCACTGGCTTCGGGGATCTTGTCTGGGATCATGAGGGTGTCCATGGCGTCCCAGAAGATTCAAAAGACGGGAAATACATCACCATAGACCGCACCATTGAGCGCGTGAAGCGGAGGACCAAGCCAAAGCCCGGAGCGCGCAAGCGGAAGATCGCCGCAGGATGGGGCGGGAC